TTCATCATTTTGCTCTCCATGTAAAACAGGCCAACATCTCTGCTGGCCTGTCTGGTTGATTAACCGATACGGTAGACGATAAAGGTATCAGCCGCAGTCTTGCGTAAACGGAAGCGTGCAGATGCACCAGACGTTGCCGCAGTTGCCGCAGAACCCACAATGGTCACACCTGTATTGACCGTGATGGTCAAAGCAAATGCAGCCAAAGTAATCACGCTAAAGTCAAATGCCTCACCAATTGCCCACTCAGTTGCCAAATCAATGTTTGCACCTGTTGGCAGTTGGATGGAACGGGTTGTCGTAGGCGTTGCAGTAACGATACCAGTCAGCACATTTGCTGCTGTGGCAATCATCGAACCACCATCAGCTATGTCAGCAGGCGCACCCTGAAGTTGCCAGTTGCCATCGTCAGTGATTACTGGGGCAACACCAACTGCGTAAAGCGCACCCGATGCGCCAGCTTGAATAGTCACGCTGGTGGCATTGGTGAATGCGGCAGATACATAGGTGGTGTTCTCAACTACTTGCAGCAAGTCTTGCGATTCTGGGAAATTGGGATAACCAACTTCTTGAAACACGCTTGCTGGCGAGTAGGCTTGAACGGCGATTTTCTCGCCTGCTGGCACGGTAACGGTAACCGTACCTTGTGCAAAAACTACGTTGTAACTCATGATAACTCCTTAAGGTGTTTGGTTGAACAACAGGATGCCGGACATCTCTGGCTGTTTGTTGACCACGCCAAACAAGGTATCAAGTCGATACTTCGTTTTCATGGTGTTCACATCGTATTGCTTCTGCATGACCAGTTCGATGCCCTGATCGGTGGAGGCACGCATCACTGCGACACCAGCATCAGACGGGACAGCATAACGACCAGGCAGAATCTCAAGCGCATCTTTTTGCCAGAAGCAGTTGATGGGTGCGGCATCGGTGTTCAAGCGGTTGATGGTGCGACCAGAGGCGGCAGTCACAATACAGTTTTGATACTGCAACTCAGCATCAGTTCCACCTTGTGCGGAAATGATGGGAGGTGTGATAACGCAAGTGGTTGCATTGGTCACGCTCACAACACGGAAAGTCTTGGAGAAACCAGTACCTTGTTTGGTGATGTGATGGACAGCCTCAACGCCTTCGATCTCGATGGCAGTACCTGCCGGCAAGTCGGTGGTGCTCGAAACGGTAATCGTTTGGAAACGATTGTCCACGTTGGCAGTTTCACCAGTGACAGCGGTGCTAGTGGCAACAGGCACGTAGTAGTTGTTAGCCGCGGCCAAAGTGCTCATCGTGGGGTCAGCACCAGTAGCGGCGGCAATGCGGTTTGCGTAGTCCAGTTTGTAGGTCTCAAAACCTGCAACCATACCAACGTAAGAACGCTCAAACGCATTGTTTGACTTGTTACCAGCAAAACTACGCGACACAGATGCGCCACCAGCCCCACCAGCAATGTTGCCAGCGATGCCGTTGTAGTCGCGGCTAGACAGTGCCAAGTAACGATCAAAGGCTTGGACACCCTGTTCGTTCATGATGCTGTCGCACAGGGCCACATCGTCATAGTCACCAGCGGCAGTGCTGACGGTGACAACCAACGAACCCAGATTTGCGGCGGCGTTCATGATGGCGATGTTGATGTCGGATGCAAGTTTCTGCTTTGCAGCATCGCCCAGGCGACCCTCTTGCAGTGCATCACGCAACTCCAATGCGTCAAGAATAAACGGCACAGACTTTTGAAAGCCCAATGTCGCAGGAACTGAAAGCTGGGTGTATGCGCCAAAATTGCCCGTTTGGTCCATGCCATCATAAGACTGCGCGATGTAGGGCTGTGGGCGATAGATGACGTTGTTGGTGCGCTCCATCATCGAGCCGTCTGTGTTGTACACAGAGACGTTGCGGGACAGCACCAGAGCATCGTTGAAACCTTCGAGGATGTCCTCGAACGCAACGCGCTCTTCTTTACTGAATGAATTGCTCATGAAAAGCTCCTAGTGAATTATTTGGATGCTGATCGTTTCTGCGCTTTGTAGGCAATGACTTTAGTCATGTTGCCAGTACGTGCCGCATCTTCTCTCAGCCGTTCAAGGGTTGAATCCACCGCACCTGATGATCGTCCAGTACCTGTAACGATACGCTCTGGGGCGGGTGCTTGCCTACGGTTTGTAACTTTCAAGTCTTTCTCCAGTTTTGCTACCGCAAAGGCAAACTTTACGGGGTCTGTGATTGAAGCCAACTCTTTCGCCTTTGCAGGGTTCTTTCCAAGTGCGTAAACAACAAGCGCAGGGTTATCTGCACCTTGAAGCAAAACGCCTTGCTGGGTGATTGAGAAGACTTCTTGAGCCACGGCTTCAGCGTCTTCATAATCTTTGACTCTCAACTCGGCTTTCGCCTTGCCGTAGCCATCCAGTTTGGCTTGCCATGCTTTCTGCTGATTCATAACTTCAGCTTCTTGCTTGGCGTTGACTTCATCAGCTTGACGCTTGCGCTCAAACCAACTGGTCAATGCTTCCTCGTACTTGTCAGCGTCATAGTCGTGATCTTCCAGCTTAGGTTTTGTACCTATCACCACTGGTTTGGTCTCAGGTGGTGCGGCTTGTAACCTGCCTTGCAATTCACGATTCTGCCGTTGCAGTTCTCGATTTGTCTTCCGCAACTCTTTTACCCATTCAGGCGCAGGAGTGTGCTCTTCGGGAGGTGGCGCTTCCTCACCAATGCTGACAACGACTTCTTCGGTATCTTCAGTTTCAACCTCATCAACGATTTCGCTGATCTCGGTTTCTTCTTCTTCTACCTCGACTTCACTGTCCTCAATTACTGCCTTTTGATTCATCTTTGACCCCATTCAACTCACCCACTTTGAACGGCTGGGTGGTTGCCGTTTGTTCGATTGTCGCTTGTTTTTTACTGATTCGCAACAGGCTGAACTATCTGCCCCTGCAATATCTCTTGCACCGCCTCGGCATTGGTCATTGCCATGTCCTGTGCAGTTTGGTCAACTTTGCCCAAGGTTTCCAGCGTCTGTGCACGTTTCAGTTCTGCACTGGCTACGGTTTCCACAGTGTCTGCTCTGGCCTTTGCTGCCTTTGCGGTTGCTTCTTCAGCGGCGGCTTGCAAGTACATGGCGTTCGGGTCTTGCGGTTGGCCTTGCATTTCTGCCATCAACTCTTGCGCTTCGTCATCTGTAGGTTTGACCACGCCCATACGCAACAACTTCTTGCGGAAATAAGCATTGGCATCCCCAACGCCTTCGCCTTCCATGTTCATCATTGCCATTGAAGTCAAAACTTGGGCGGTTTCTTGGTCGCTGGTGATCTGAAGCATCCCAGTCAAAGCCCTGACCGTTGCCGCACGTTTACTGCTGGACGATGGACCAACCTCGGCAACCACATCAAATGTGGCACTAGACAAATCGTTTGCCATTACCACTGCGCCTGACTGAGTGTCAATCATGGGTTGCATCAACTCCACCATGCCAGCTTGACCAACAGGCGAAATGGTCTTCATCTTGCGCTTGTCTTCAATGTAGATTTCTTTTGCCATGCCAAGCCAAATCTCGCCGCATCGCTTCATTCCCTTGGCAAAGTTGCTCATGTAAATATATGTCTGCATATCCACACGGGTTTGAATCATCTCCACCGCTTTTCCAGATACGCCCGACACCATCTTGTCAGCACCTTGTGGGTTTCCCAGAATGTCCTGCATGTCCTGCTCAGTGATTGCCAGTAAAGCCGCCATTGCTGGTGGAATTTGTGCCGACTTTGTATATCCCACAGGGCCAGCAGCTTGGGTGTTGCCATCAGGTCCAGTGATTGGGTTAATGAGCAAATAAGGGTAATCCCTCAGATTGTCCTCTGCCCACATCACTTGATGCCCTGCCACCTGTTCAGGGGTCATGATGGGCTTTTCAATGCTGGACAGTGCACTGATCTCGCCCAGCTTGGATAGTTGCATATTCTTCAGGCGTTGGGCATCTTTGGCAAGCCTGACCGCACCCATGCAACGCTCGATGTTGTCCACGAACCAGCGTTTACCGTAGACAACCACAATCGGGATGTTCTTTCCAGCAATGTACCCAGCGTCTTCCAGCACCTTGCCGCCAGACATGATGTATTTGCGAACACGCATCCGCTTGACACGCTTTTGGCGCACCTCACGAGTACCGACAGCCATCAGGGTTTCTTCTAGCGTCTCGTCATTCGCAAAATCTGTCTGGGTGTAACGTTCCTCAGTCCCATCAATCGCTTGGAATATGCGGATTAACTCTGACTTTTCCTCAACTTTGTAGTATTCGGCAACGAAAACAACATCAGGGGTTGACCAATCAAACTCGTATTGGTGGATGATCTTGGGCCAATCAGTTGGGTCATCGTTGTAGATTTCTTTATAACTGTCACGGGTCAT